TACAAGAAAATGATGATGGTAGATATGAAGTTTATTTTGGTGATGGTGTTCTAGGTAAAAAACCAGTAGATGGTAATATAATAATTTTAGAATATATTGTAACAAATAAAACAGAAGCTAATGGTGCAAGTACATTTACTTTATCAGGTGACATAGAAGGTTTTTCAGATGTTACAATTACAACAACTAGTAATGCAGCTAACGGCTCTGAACCACAAACAAAAGATTCAATTAGATTTAATGCGCCTTTACAATACACATCACAAGACAGAGCGGTAACATCAAAAGATTATGAAACAATTGTAAAATCAGTTTATGCAAATGCTCAATCAGTTAGTGCATGGGGTGGTGAAGATGATGAAACACCACAATATGGTGTAGTTAAAATTGCAATCAAACCTATTTCAGGTTCTACACTAACTAACTCAACAAAAGAAAGTATTAAAACACAATTAAGAAAATTTAATGTTGTATCAGTAAGACCAGAAATAGTTGATCCAGAAACAACATCAATATTACTAACCTCAAATGTAAAATTTAATGCAGAATCTACAACTAAAACAAATGACACAATTAAATCAAATGTTATAACAACATTAAGTAATTATAATACAAATACATTAAATCAGTTTGATGGTGTTTTTAGATATTCTAAAGTTATCGGTTTAATTGACAATACAGATAATAGTATTGTATCAAATATAACAACAATTAAATTAAGAAAAGATTTTACACCTACTTTAACTGTATCAACAAAATATAATGTATTTTTTAGAAACGCATTATTTAATCCACACTCAGGACATAATGCAGCTGCTGGCGGTATATTAAGTTCAACAGGTTTTAAAATAGATGGTGACGCAGATACGATTTACTTTTTAGATGATGATGGTCAAGGTAATATTAGACGATATAGTTTATCAGGTTCTACTAGAACATATGCTAATAATACACAAGGCACGATAGACTATTCAACTGGTGCAATAACAATAAACTCTTTAAATGTATCAGTTGTAGAAAATATTAGAGGTGCAGCTTCAACGGTTATAGAATTAACAGTTACGCCTCAATCAAATGATGTTGTACCTGTAAGAGATCAAATATTAAATATAGATACAGCTAATTCAACAATAACAGTAGAGGCAGATACTTTCGTTGGTGGTTCAGCTGACGCTGGTGTAGGTTATACGACAACAAGTAGTTATTAAGGATTTATCAGATGGCTAAATTTACTGATAAGATATCCAATCTCATAAACAGTCAGGCTCCAGAATTTGTAGTTGCTGACCACCCTAAATTTTTAGAGTTTGTAAAATCTTATTTCACTTTTATGGAATCGGCAAAGATTACCGTAACAAGTGTTCAGACAACTGATGGTATTCAATTAGAATCTGAATTAAGTTCAAATACAAGCACACTTCTTTTAGACGCTTCTCGTTTAGATACAGATAGAACACAACTAGACTCTGGTGATAAAGTAATATTAGAAAGTTCAACTTATGGTAAATTTACTAGAGGTGAAACAATTACAGGTTCTACTTCTAAAGCAACTGCTGTAATATTAAAAGAAGATTTAGCAAATGGTTGTCTTTACATATCTGCTCAAAATAAATTTATAGATGGTGAAGAAATTGTAGGTGCTAGTTCAAATGCAACAGCGATATTAAATGATTACAAACCTAATCCTGTAAATACTATTCAAGAATTATTAGACTTCAGAGATCCAGATAAAGTAATATCAAATTTTTTAACTAAATTTAGAAATGAGTTTTTAAATACCATTCCAGAAAATTTAGATGAAGCGGTCGACAAAAGAAAACTAATAAAAAATATTAAATCTGTTTATAGAGCAAAAGGAACAACAAGAGGCCATGAAATATTTTTTAGAATGTTATTTAATCTACCATCTGAAACTATTTACCCTAGAGAAAATATGTTGCGTGTATCAGATGGTAAATGGACTACAAATAAAATATTAAGAGCAATTGCGTTTTCTGGTTCTGATACATCTTTATTAGTAGGTAGAACAATAACAGGTCAAACATCTGGTGCTACAGCGATTGTAGAAGCTGTATCTAAATTTCAAATCGGTGCAAATGAGATTACTGAATTTACATTGAATGGTGATACAATACAAGGTACTTTTCAAACAGGTGAAGAAGTAAGAGGCACAGAAACAGATGACTCAATATCTTTTATAAAGGCGACCACTTCAGGTATACCAGGAACAATATCAATTACAAATGATGGATTTTTATCAGCAGAAAATGATAATGTTGTTATAACTGGTGGAGGTAACGGATCAATAATTCAAATTAACGCTGTAGGTAATGGTGGTATTACAGATTTTATAATTGATGACGCAGGAACAGGTTTTGAAATAGGCGATAGTTTAGTTTTTAATAATGCAAACACAAATGGCGGCGGGGCTTCTGCTGAAGTTTCTATCGTAAATGGTGGTATTACACCTGAAGATTCAACTTCAACAACCGAAGACCATATAATATTAGAAGATGAAACAGTAAGAGGTGACCATTACACAGGAAATAAAGTTGTACAAGAATCTGGGACAGGTAATAATGATATTACAGATATAAGAATTATAAATCCTGGTTCTAACTACACAACTTTACCAACAATTACCATTACAACTGAAGCAGGCGAAAATGCAAAAGTTTTAGCAAATGGCGATAATATTGGTAGAGTTTTAGGATTAAAGATTGTTGAGCCAGGTGCAGAGTATCATCAATCACCAAGTCCGCCTACTTTAGATATACCAGGTACCATGATATTAAAAGATATATCTGGATCTTTTGTTGCAGACCTAGGCATGACTTCTTTAGATAGCTCAAGTTCAACTATAACGGCAACTTCAGTATCTTTTGATTCTACATTACAGATTTTAAAATTTAAAGCTTCAAGTGGTACTTTTCAAGAAGGTAGAACATTAACTCTTGCTAATGGTGCTACCGCTACGATAGCAAAAGTTCAACAATCAACAGCTACAACTACCGTAACAGCGATTGCAGATACTAACGGAACATTTGTAAATGAGGACGGCCACATATCAGATGACGCAATGAGAATACAAGATAGTTTATACTATCAAGATTTTTCATATGTTATAAAAGTTGGTCGTGCTATAAATGACTGGCGAGATAGTTTTAAATCTACAATGCACAGCGCAGGTTTTTATTTTACAGGACAAGTTAATATTGAAAATAGAATTAGTGCTCAGATTTCACAACCAGTTGATGGTATTATATCAGGTCTTTCAGAAAGTCCAATCTTTGGTGTAATTAGTCAACTATTCTCTACTATTTTTGGTAGAAGACTTGGTACGACAGATGATGGTACATCACAAAGAGCAAATGCTCAACAAGGTGTGGATCCAGATTTTGATGATAGTACAAGTGAACACTTTACACCAAATACAAGAGATGTAACATTAAGAAGAACATATACAATATTATTAAGTCAAAGAAGTACATTATATAATATAACTTCAAGAGGTGATAGTTATTTGCGAGGCTTTGCATATGGCGGACCTACAATGAAAAGATTACAAATAGGTTCAGCACCATTCTCAACAAGTAATATGTATTCAGGAACACATACAAATGCTCAGACAACAGCTATAGCAGGTGGTATATCTGGCACAGCCCGATATATCTCACCTTTAAAATTAGTTAATTGGGCGGATCATAGAGTAGTTGGTTTTAGTGATACAGATATAGATGGTGAGAGATTTACACTTGCAGAATATGATATATCTCAAATGAAACAGCCTATAACTATACCTACTGAAATAGTTGTGTCTGTACCAGGAAAAACATTTGACTTAACAACTATTAAATTTGACACTACAACAGAAACTTTTGACCAAACATAATGGGAAACTTGTATAAATATTAGCAATTAAAGAGAAAATTAATGGCAAAACAAACAATCAATATAGGATCATCAGCAAATGACGGTACTGGTAGCACTATTCGTGCCGGTGGTGATTTAATAAATGATAACTTTAATGAAATCTACAACTATCTAGGTGATGGTACTAATTTAAACGGTTCATTATTTACAATTGTTGATGAAAGCTCAACTGAATCATCAATAAATGTAGGTGAAAGACTTGCTATCACAGGTGGCACAAATTTAACTTCAGCTGTATCAGGTGATTCGGTAAATTTAACACTAAACAGTAGCATAACTGGTATCACTAGTATTCAAGTAGGGACAATAACAAATGCTTCAGGTAACTTATTAGTAAATCCAGCAACTCAAATACTAGAAATTAGAGGATCTGGTTCTACTGAAGGCCAGATACAACTTAACTGCCGTGTCAACTCTCACGGACAAAAAATTATAGCACAACCTCATAGTGAGGGTGTTACAAATGAAATGTTATTGCCAAAAGGTGGTAACTCAACTTTAGTTTCAGAGATTGCAACGCAAACTTTAACAAATAAAACAATTGGCGTAGGTCAATTGACTTGCAATACAAGAGCATATACTGGTGATGGTTCAACGGTTGCGTTTACAGTTACAGACGGTATTACTGTAAATAATACAATGGTATTTTTAAACGGAGTTTTCCAAAGGCCGACAACAGATTATACGGTATCTGGAACAACATTAACATTTGGCTCGGCGCCAGTAGCGGCTGAAGTAATTATAATTAAGGAGCTGTAATGACACAAAAAATAAAAGACGAAAATATTACAGCAGGCACTATTACTGATTCAAAATTAGCTGCTGATGTAAAACAAAATTTTAGTGCTACAGGTAATGAGGGTCTAAAAGTACCAGTAGGCACAACTGCTCAAAGAGGTTCAACACAAGGGCAAGTCAGATATAATACAGATTTAAAATCATTAGAAGTTTACAATGGTACTAGTTTTGATGTAATTTATCCTACGCCTACAATCACAGCGATAACACCAACAGTTGTAACCTCAGATGATAATGTAACATTTACAATTACAGGTACTAATTTTAGAGCAGGTATGGTTGTATCATTTATTACAGATGGTGGTTCATCTACAAATGCAGATACAACTTCTATTTCTAGTTCATCAACAATAACTGCTACAAAAGCAGGTTCTCATTTTACAAATGCTAATGAGCCATATGATGTAAGAATTACATCACTTGAAGGACAAACAGTAACATCAGCAAACGCTATAAACAGAGATAGTCCTCCAACATTTTCAACAGCCGCAGGTAATGTAGGTACAATAGATGATGTTGGTGACGCTACTCATGCAACAATTGTTGCTACAGACCCGGATAGTACGGCTGTTACTTTTGCTGAAGTTAACGCTACAAATTTAGCAGGTGCTGGTCTAGCAATAAACTCAACAAC